TGCATAAAGAAATAAAAAAACGAGTAGTAAATCAATCGTCGTTCTGTCGACGGACGGGTTGGCCGATGAAATAATCTGTAGGCCAGAGTTGGTTAGACAAGGTCGTGTGATTATCCATTAGATGTTCCATTGTTTCGAACATAGTAGGGAAGTGAGCGGCTGACGGGTGAAAGTCGGCTGCTGACGTCATTTCGAGATAACGGAAGTAGAAATCCAGTTCTGATTGCTTTGGTATGGTATTTAGCTTAGTAGTTAAGAACATATAAATGTCTTCACATATTTGGTACGTGCGTGGTAGTTGACCACAAGCAGCGTAAGCGATACCAACACAGCGAGCAGCGAGTGCTTCGCGAGTTGTAGAGCGTTCAGGGTGTCGAAGTTGAGCGAGGAGCGAGAGCTCTTCACGAAACGGAATGCCTGAGCGGTTCTTATATTTAAGAACTTCTGCATTTTCGAGAGTTGGAAGTAATTCTGATTTCTTATCACTGATTTCGGTGCCGAAATAGTAATTTGCGTAATGATTGAACATAGAGAAGAAAGATGCTATCCAAAGAAGGAATGAGCATAAGATGACAATTATTGAATCGTCGCCTTGAACTTTGATCTTAATCTTAGTGATGTCAAAACCCATTCTTGATAGAATAGTGTATAACATTACTAGATTGTAAAGAGAGTCTAGAATTTGAGTTTGAAAATAGCCGGAGTATATTCCTGAGTGTTGAAAACGAATGAGGTCGCCGTTAGGCATAAGGAGAGGGACAGTTAAAACTGTGTCAGTCATCCAGTTCCAGAGATTTTCCAGTTTCTTAGCGATTGGTAGATCGTTAGGATCGTGGTGAGGAAGATGTTTAGACGTATCTGCATAGCGATGTGTAGGGTGATAGCCTTTAGTAAAATCGAAGCATGGTAGCATGATCTTAGCGTGGATATCGCGTATGACGGAGTGTCTTGCTTTGCGGTCGAAACCGGGCCAGTCGATTGTAGCAACTAGTTGGTAGAAAGGTATGTACTTACTAAAGTAATTTCGTAAGCGGTACCAGCCTCCAAGGATGGTTTCATAACCCCATAGCATGGGAGAATGTTCTCCTAAAAGGAGAAGATGGACTTGCATTGGCCAGATGAACATAAGTTCAGCCGTCAATAAAGTCGATGGTGCGCCGAAGACGAGTCTGACTTTGTCAGGGTCTTCAGATTTGACTAAATGTTGGCGTGCGAAAGCGGTATTCCAATAACGGAAGTCGTTTCCAGTGCCA